TGGACCTGGTACCCGGGCGCGATCGGAGCGGCGCCAACGGCCGCCATGGTGCATGGCAGCGGCGCAACGTCGGCGGCGGGAACACTCACGATGACCGGCATCCCGGTCGGTGCTGGATTCCTGCTTGCGAAAACGGCTGACGGCGCTATCTACTACGAGGTCGGGACGGTCCCCTGATGCTGCGCAACCTTAACGCCACCTACGCCGGCAAGCGCATCCTCGCGTCGCCGTATGTCGGGGTTCTCGCGGCCACGATCGCCGCCGAGACCGCCGAGGGCGATCAGGGGCCGGGCATCCTCTACAACGAGTCAATCGATCCGGCCTATGCCGGCAAATATTTGCGCGCCTGGATCACCAACCCGCCAACGGTCGGCACGCTGCGTGTCTCCGAGAACGGCGCGATCGAAGGTTACGACTTACCGGTTGGCACGCACGTTTTCGCCTACGACCTGATCGTCAATGACGCCTACGACTCGTCGTCGTCATTTACCGTCGCGGTCGGTGTAGTGAATGCGGTGGCCGAAGGCGGCGTCGGGGTCGGGGCGGGCAGTGGAACGGGCGGCGAAGCCGCCGGGCAGGTCGCTGGAACAGCGGACGGCGGCACCGGCAGCGGCACCGGATCGGGAACGGGTGGCGAAGCCGCTGGCGAAATATCCGCGACGGCCGAGGGCGGTGCCGGCGTTGGAACCGGAAGCGGCACGGGTGGCGATGCTATCGGTGAGGCCGGCGGCTCGGCGACGGTCGCCGGCGGCACCGGGACCGGAACCGGGAGCGGCACCGGTGGTGAAGCCTCCGGACAAGTCTCGGCGACAACCGAGGGCGGCACCGGAACGGGAACCGGCTCTGGCAGTGGAGGCGAGGCGGTCGGAAGCTCGGCGGATGCCGTTGCTGAGGGCGGTACCGGTGTCGGCACAGGATCCGGCGTTGGCGGATCGGCGGTCGGCAACGCAGACCTCATCACAGCCGCGTCGCCGGACTGGACCCTCAAGCCGTCGCCCAGGACATGGATCGTGGCTCCCCCGCGCCGGTCCTGGATCATCAAGAAAGCGAAAGGAAACCTCATGCCCCTCCCCGACAAAGACCCAGAAGAAATCAAGACGGTCACGTTTGATTTTTCCGACGACGCCACCGCCCTCTCCGATGCCATCGTCACCACCTCCGCCTACGCCGGCCTGCAGGACGCCTCGCCCGGCGACGTGCTTGGCGCAAAAACCCTTGATGGCGGCAAGGTCCACCAGCGCGTCCAGGCGGGCCAGTCCGGCACCAGCTACGCCCTGCGCTGCAAGGCCATCGATGCCGACGGCGAAGTCCACGTCGCCGTCGCGCTGCTCCCCGTCAAAACCGCAACCCCGGCCTGATGCAGGCGTCTGCACTCGGCGACTTCCTCACGCTCGACGAGACCATCGCGCACCTCGTCGAGCATCGCCGCCAGCACCCCGAGCATGCCGGCTGGCATGTCGAGGTGCGCGATCACCTGTTGATCGCCCCGCCGCAGCACCTCACGCATGACGACTGCGAGCAGGTTGTGATCCTGCTCGGCTGGCCCAGCCGTTAAGTCCCTCCCCGCGAAATTCCTTGCCTTATTTTTTTCGCCGCCGGTCGCCAGACTGTGCGGCATGACCTCGCTTATCCCGTTTCATTCCTTGCCTATTTTTGAAACGCCCCGCGCGCGAAAGTACCCGGCATGAACCCGTCCAACGATCTCGCCATTGTCTACGCCGGCTGGCCGGCGCAGGACGTGCGCTGGCTCCCCCGCAGCGGCCAGGGCGGCACCGGCCGGGCGATCTTCAACGAGCCGGGGACGACGATCCTCGGCCCTGATGTCGTCGCCCTCGATGCTTCCCTGCAATACCCAACCGCCACCTTCCCCGGCGTGCGCCGCGGCGACCGCTTCGTCATTGACGGCCACACCTGGATTGCCCGCGAAAATGCCCAGCCGACACAGGATGGCCTTGAAGCCTCAGTCCCCCTGGAGCGCGCGCAATGAGCGCCAGCGTCGTTGAGCAGATCCTCGCGCGCGTCGAGACCGTGCTCGCCGCCCTCCCCGACTTCGTGGGCGTGTCCCGCTCCAGCGTGTTTGCCATCAGCGAGGACGATCTCCCGTATGCCCGCGTCCGTCGCGGCGCGACGGAATCCGCCATCTACAGCGAGCGCCTGCGCCGCGCTCGCGTCGAGTTCGAGATTGAGCTCTATGCCGCCGGCGCCGACTACGAAACCGCCACCGACGCGCTGCACGTGGCCGTCGACACATCCCTGCTGCAGGACGCCCCTCTTGCCGCCCTCGGGCGCGGCCTCTGCTGCGTCTCGACCGAGATCGCGCCGGAAGCTGCCGAGATCACCGTCGGCAAGCTCACCGCGCGCTACGAAATCCACGTTGTAACCCGGCCGGGCGACCTCACCCGCGCTATTTCTTGACAGGAGACCCACCATGATCAACTTCGGCGCCGGCAAACTCATCGCCATCCCGACTAACCTGGCGGACGGTACCGCCATCGCCAACCCCACGCCGGTCGTCCTCGGCACCATGCAGGACATCTCGCTCGACCTGTCGACCGAGATCAAGACCCTTTACGGCTCCAAGCGCTATCCGATCGCCGTTGGTCAGGGCAAGGGCAAGACCGAGATCAAGGCCAAATACGCCGAAATCGACGGCGCCATTCTCGGCAGCCTGTTCTTCGGCAAGGCCGGCACCGCCGGCATCAAAGCCGCCGTGTTTGACTCCGCCGCGACGATCCCGGCCACGCCGTTTGAGGTAACCATCGCGCCGCCCAACACGGGCACCTTCGTTGCCGACCTCGGCGTCCTGCGTACCGATACCGGTGTGCAGCTCGAGCGCGTCGCCAGCGCACCGGCGACCGGGCAATACATGGTCAATGTCTCGACCGGAAAATACACCTTTGCCGCGGCGGACACCGGCAAGCCCGTCGCCATCAGCTACGAATACAGCGCGGCCACGGGCGGCAAGGTGTGGACGATGTCCAACGAGATCATGGGCTACACCCCGTCGTTCGCGATGTTGCTGCAGAACACATTCGACGGCAAGAGCCTCGTGGTGAAACTCAACCGCTGCGTCTCAGGCAAGCTCTCCCTGCCGCTGAAGTCTGACGATTTCGCGATCTACGACTTCGAGGCAAGTGCTTTTGCCGATGCCGCCGGCTCGCTCGGCTACATCTGCCTGTACTGATCCGGCATGGCCGTTCTGACCGTCTCTCCCCTCCCCGGCGTGGGATTCCCGCGCCGGCTCGCCGCCTGGGTGCGCGGGCTGTTCTCCCGCCGGATGCTGTTGCGCCTGGCGGGTATCCCCGCCGTGCAGATAGAGGGCCGCGTCATCGCCCTACGCCCCGTTCCGCTCGGCGTGGCGCGGAACATGGTGCCGGCGCTGATCCGCTGCGCGCGGTCCTTCACCGCCTGGGATATCGACGAGACGCTCTATGACGACTTCGTCATCGTCCTTTCGCTCGGCCTGCGCTTGCCGAAAAAGACGGTCGAATCCTTCACCGTCCCGCTCTGGCAGCTCGCCCCGGTTGTCGAGCGACTTGCCCAAATCAACGGCCTGCCCACCGTGGAGGCTGGCCGGGCCGACCTGGGAAAGTGGCTGGCGGCGATGACCTCGACTGGGACGCCCTCATCGCCTGGATCGTCACCCACACCGGCTGGACTTGGGAGCACGTCGAGCAATGCGTAACCCTGCCGCAAGTCAACGCCTTGAATTCCTGCTGGGAGGCTCTGCCGCCGCCCGCTGTGCAGTTGAAACGCATCAGCCTGTATCTCGGCCTGCCGGACACCAAAAAACCGCACAGCGCCCCCGTGTGCACGTCGCAGGACGCGTTGCGCGAAGCCATGGCCGCCGGCCTGCCGGTGCAGGAAGGGCGGCCGGACGATCCGATGCTCGATCTTGTGGGGTGGTAAATGGCGGATAACGGCCCGAACATCATCCTCGATGGCGACGTCTCGCCGTTGCGTAAGTCCATGCGCGAGGCGGCCGAAGAACTGCGCCGCTTCGGGAAGGAAGGCGAATCCGCTTTCGGCAAGATGACCGGCCCGCTCGGAGCGCTTCAGGAAAAATTCATCGCCGTCGGCGCCATCCTAGCCGGCGGCAAGGTCTTCCAGGAGGCCGTACAGCAGACCAAGGAATGGACCGAGCAAAGCGTGGATCTTGCCAACGCGCTCGGTATCAGCGCCACCGCCGCTGGCGATCTCAAAGCGGCGCTGGCGGAAGAGAACGTCGGCGCGTCCGAGTTCATGGACGCCGCGCAAAAGCTGGCCAACAACCTGCGCACCGACGAAGAGGCGCTCAAGGCCGTTGGCCTGGCGACGCGCGATACCGCGGGGAACCTGCGCCCGCTGAACGAGATGACGCTGGACGCCATCAAGCTGACGGGTGAATACAAGGCCGGCACCGACCGCGCCGTTGCCGCCCAGGTGCTGTTCGGGCGCGGTTTCCAGATTTCCGGCGATCTCGCCAAGGTCAATTCTGAGCTGCTGGATCGAAACATCGAACGCCAGCGCCAGCTCGGCGCCGTGGTGACCAACGAAACCGTCGCGGCCTTCGAGGAATACGACGCCTCGTCGAAGAATGTCGACGCCACGATGCGCGCTATCGGCCAGACCATCGGCAACATCGTCATGCCGATCCTCGCTGATCTCGGCAACTGGTTCACCTCGATCGGTCCCGCCGCGATTGGCACGATCAAGATCGCTCTCGGCGGTCTCGCGGCCGCCTTCCATGCCATCACTACCGGCGTGACAGTGCTATGGGAGACGATCAACGCCATGGTCGTCAGCGTCGCCGAGCCGATCCGCGCGCTGGGCCTCTCCATCGGCCGGGCGCTAAAGGGCGATTTCGAGGGCGCGAAGGCCGCGCTGGCCGGCATTGGCGACGTGCAGAAAAACGCCTGGGAGACCGCTTTTGCCGAGATCACCCGGAAGGCGCAGAGCACGCATGACAGGATCGCCGCGATTTTCAGCGAGGGGACGCCGGTCGATACGCCGGAAGCCGACGGGAAAACGGCTGAAGGGTTGTTGGAGAAGCCAAAGAAAAAGAAGGAAGCTGAAAAGAGCGAAATCCCCTACTACGAAGCGTTGCTTGCCCAAAAGAAAGCGGCGTTCTCCGAAGAAAACGCCCTGCGCGACTATTCGAAAGCGCAGGAGCTCGCCTACTGGGAAAGCATTCTCAACTTCGCAAAGCTCTCCAGTAATGACCGCCTCGCCGTCGAGCGCAAGGTCTCGACGCTGACCGTTGAGGCGCGAAAGCAGGAAGCGCAGCAGAAGCAAGATCTGGAAAACGAATCAACCCGCTCCGCCGAAGCCCTCGCGCTCGCCCGGGTCGACGCCGAACAGGCGGCCATGGACGGCCTGCTTGCCGCCGACCAGATCACCCAGACCGCCGCCCTCGCTCAGGAACGCCAGTTCGAACAGCAGCGCTACGCCATCAAGCGCCAGGCGCTGCAGGACAAGCTCGCGCTCTACGAGTCCGACCCCGAGCTCAACCCCGTCGAGATGGCGCGGCTCAAGAACCAACTGCTCGAACTCGAACAGCAGTACCAGATCAAGAAAAACCAGCTTAACGGTAAGTACCTACAGATCCAGAAGCTTGAAGCGACCAAGGCCACGCAGATATGGACGGACTTGGGGCAATCATTCAGCAGCCTCTGGGACAAGGGCATCCAGGCGATGATGAACGGCACACTGACCTGGCGCAATGCCGTCAAGGCCATCGGCACCGAGCTGGTGGGGTGGTTTGCCAATAGCGTTGTCGGCGCAATGCTGAAAAACTGGATTGCCGGCAAGGCCGCCGAGTTTGCCATCAGCATGGGCTGGATGAGCAAGGAGCAGGCTGCAAAGCTTGGATTGATTACGGCGACACAAGCCGCCGAAACGGCAGCCGCGGCTGAACAAGTTGTTACTCAGCATGCCGTGGGTGTTACCGGCGTCATGAGCAATTCCGCCATCGCCGCCACGGCGGCCATGTCGTCGGTGGCCGCCATCCCCTTCGTCGGCTGGGCCATGGCGCCCGGTGTCGGTGCCGCGACCTACGCCGCCGGCCTCGCCTACCTCGCCAGCGCCCGCGACGGATACGACATTCCTGCCGGCCTCAACCCGCTGACTCAGCTGCACGAGAAGGAGATGGTGCTGCCGGCCGAGCACGCCGATGTGATTCGCGGCATGGCGCAGAACGGTGCTGCCGGTGGCGGCATGAACCTCACCATCCACGCCTTTGACGGCGCAAGCGTCGAGCGCCTTTTCCGCAACAACGGGCACGTGCTTTCCCGCGAACTGCGCCGGCAAGCCCGCAACTTTGCGCCGACCAAGCCATGAGCCAGGCCGTCTTCCCCTCCCTCCCCGGCCAGAGCATCGAGGTCTCGCGCACGCCGGGGTTTTCCACGCGCATCCAGACAGCGGTGAGCGGCAAAGAGACGCGGGCGGCTTTCATGCGCTATCCGAAATACCGCCTGACCGCCAAGTTCGACGTTATCCGCGACGAGCAAGGCCTCGCCGAGCTGCAGACGCTCGAAGCCTTCTTCTTGCAGATGCGCGGCGCGCACGATTCCTTCCTTGTCAGCGCGCCGTCGGACAACACCGTCACCGACATGCTTTTCGGCAACGGCAACGGCCTGACGCGGATCTTCCAGCTTACCCGTACGCGCGGGGCCGGCGGTTTCGGTTTTACCGAGCCGTGCGAAAACCTCGCCAGTGCGCCGACAATCAAGGTCGACGGCGTCGCGCTCACCGACAGCGACTACAGCATCAGCGCTTCAGGCGTATTGACCTTCGTCACCGCGCCGGCGGCTGATGCCGACCTCACCTGGTCCGGCACGTTCTACTACCGCTGCCGCTTCGTCGAGGACGAGGCGACCTTCGATCGCTTCCTCGAAAACCTCTGGTCGCTGGGTGAGATCGAGATGATCGGCGCGCCGGGAAACAAGGTCTGAGGCCCCGCATGAAGACCCTCTCGCCCGAACTCACCGCGCACCTGGCTGCCGGCGGCCCGTTCATCAAGGGCGACTTGTACACGATCACCCTCGTCTCCGGCGAGATCCTGCGCTGGGCGGATTTTGATTCGGACATTACCCACCCGGTCAGCGGCTACGTGTATTCCTGCACCGGCCCCGCGCTTTCCCGCGGGCGCACGCGGATTGTGCTCGGGTTGCAGGTCGATACGCTCGATCTCTCCATCTACCCGCGCGACACCGACACGCTCGCCGGCGAGCCGCTGCTCACGGCGGCCGCTGCCGGCGCGCTCGACCGCGCCCGGCTGGTGCTTGAGCATGTCTTTCTCAATGCGGACGGCACGGCGGTTGGCGTCGTCAACCTCTTCGTCGGCCGCTTTGCCGACCTCCAGCTCTCGCGCACCGAGATCAAGGTCGGCGTCAATTCCGACCTCGAAGCGCTGGCGATCCAGTTGCCGCGCAATCTCTACCAGGCCGGTTGTGTGCACACCCTGTTCGATTCCGGTTGCGGGTTGGACAAGGCCTCCTGGGGCGTTGCCGGCACGGTCTCCGCCGGCGTGACGGCCTCTTCCCTCCCTTGTTCGCTGGCGCAGGCCGCAGGTTGGTTCACGCGCGGCACGGTGCGCTTCATCGGCGGCGATCTGGTCGGCGTCTCGCGCACCATCAAGGCCTACAGCCCCGGCCTTGTCACGCTCTTCTCGCCGCTCCCTGCCGTGCCGGACGTCGGCGACCTGTTCATCGCCACGCCCGGCTGCAACAAGCTGCAGAGCACCTGTTCCGGCAAGTTCAACAACCTCGCCAACTTCCGGGGGTGCCCGTACATCCCCGAGCCGGAGACGGCGGTATGACCCCACTGACGCCGCGCGAAGCTGTTGTCGCCGAGGCCTTGCGCTGGGTAGGCACGCCCTTCCACCACGCCGCCCGCATGCGCGGTGTCGGCGTCGATTGTGCCAACCTCCTGATCGGCGTGTTCAACGCTGTCGGCCTGGTGCCCGCCATCGATCCCGGTTACTACCCGCAGGACTGGCACATGCACCGCGACGAGCCGCGCTTCCTCGCCACCTTGCGAGAGTATGCCGACCCGTTGCCGCCGGGTGAAATGCCGCGGCCCGGCGACATCGCCATGTTCAAGTATGGCCGCCACGCGGCGCACGGTGCAATCGTCACCGCCTGGCCGGTCGTCGCCCATGCCTGGCGTGACGTCGGTGCCGTGGTGCTGACTGAAGCCGATCGCGGCCCGCTCGGCGAGCGGCTGGACAGCCTCTGGCGCCTGCGCGGTATCGACGACGGAGGCGCGGCATGAGCGGCCTGTTCGGCAGCAGCGCCAGCAGCAGCGGGCAGAAGGAGACCCCGCTCACCAAACTTTCCATCCAGAACAGCGCCGCTGGCCTGCCGATTCCGCTCGTTTACGGCACCACGCGGGTGGCGCCGAACCTGCTCTGGTACGGCGATTTCAAGGCCATCGCGCACACATCCAGTTCATCCTCCGGCGGCAAGGGCGGCGGCGGAGGTTCGAAAAGCACCACCTACACCTACACCGCGTCGCTCGTCTTCGGTTTGTGCGAAGGGCCGGTGACGGCGGTCACAAAAGTCTGGATCGACAAGACGCAGGAAGCCCCCTCGAAGCGCTTTTCAGTCTTTCTCGGCACCTACCCCCAGTCGCCATGGTCCTACCTCACGTCGCAGCATCCGTCGCAAGCGATCGGCTATCAGGGCATCGCGCTGGCCACCGCCGCGTCCTACGACCTGGAAGACAGCAGCAGCCTGCCGAATCACAGTTTCGAGGTGCAGGGCAAGCATCTTCTCGGCGGCGGCGTAGTCGATGCCGACCCGCGCGACATCGTCGTCGATCTGCTGACCAATCCGCATACCGGCGTGCCGAACGCCCCCGCGCTGGGCGACACCACGGCGTATTCCAATTACTGCCGCGCCGCCGGGATCCTGCTCTCACCGGCCTACGAAGAGCAGTCCAGCGCGGAATCGATGCTCACCGAGATTTTCACGCTCACCAATACCGGCGTGTATTTCTCCGAAGGCGTGTTGAAACTCGTGCCCTACGGCGATGAGACGATCACCGGCAACGGCGCGACCTATGCGCCGGACCTCACGCCGCTGGCCAATCTCAACGAGGACGATTTTCTCGGCGACAACAGCGCCGATCCGGTCATCATCAAGCGCAACGAGATCGCCGACACCGGCAGCTCCTCGGCCGAGGCCTACAACCGCGTCACGATTGAATACCTCAACCGTGCCAACAAGTATGTCGCCGAGCCGCTCGCCCGCGAGGATGCTGCCTCGATCGATCTCTACGGCCTGCGCCCGACCGAGGTGACTGCGCACCAGATTGCCTCCAGCGCCGTCGCCGGCATCGTCGCCGACCTGATCCTGCAGCGGTACGTTTATGTGCGCGGGCAATACACCTTTACGCTCGGCTGGCAGTGGTGCCACCTGGAGCCGACTGACCTCCTGACGCTGACCGACGGCGACTGGCTATATCTGAAACCGGTGCGCATCGTCAGTATCGAGGAAAACGAAAACGGCGACCTCACCATCACCGCCGAAGACGCGCCCCCCGGCGTTGCCTCGCACGTCGTCGCCGACGTGCCGGAAGTGGGCGGCTACAACGTCGACTACAACGCCTCGCCGGGCAGCGTTGCCTCCGTCTGCTTCCTGGAGCCGCCGTTCGTGCTGGCCGAAGGCACCGGCCTGGAAGTCTGGGCCGGCGTCAGCGGCCCGGCCGGATCGACGACCTGGGGCGGCTGCCATGTCTGGGTGAGCGACGACGGCGACACCTACCGCCTGCTGACGACGATCACCAACCCGGCCCGCGTCGGCCACCTCGCCGCCGCGATGAGCGACGCGGCCACCGCCGTCGATGTCGTTCTCGACGGCCAGGGCGGCCAGCTGCTCGCCGCCTCGGCGACCGACGCCGCTGCCCTCAACTCCCTCTGCTACATCGGCGGCGACGACCCGGAGTTTTTCGCCTACGAAGGCGCGACGCTGACGGCCGAGAACGCCTACACCCTCGGCGGCCTCGTGCGCGGCGCCTACGGCAGCTCGGTCGCCGAACATCTCGCCGGTGATCCTTTCCTGCGCCTGGACGACGCGCTGGCAAAGTCCGGCAGCCTCGATCTCGACCGCATCGGCAGCACGATCAGCTTCAAGTTCCAGAGCTTCAACATCTGGGGCGGCGGTCTCGAAGACCTCGAAACGCTGACCATCTACACCTACACGATCTCTGGGCTTCAGGCCACGGGCAACGAAGTGTCCGGACTCGCCGCCGTCGCGATCCCCGGCTCCGCCGTCCTGACGCAACTCTCGTGGGACGCCTCGCCCGGTGCGGTGAGTTACGAAATCGATCAGTCCGGCGATGGCATCAACTGGAAGCGCACCGGCGAGACCTCCGACACCACCTGGGCCGACTCCGCGCTCTTTGGCGCCGCCACCCGCTTCCGCGTCGCCGCCGTGCGGGCGCTGGCCGGCTCCTGGAGCTCCTCGGTCTTCCTGAATATTTCCTTCACCGGCATGTGGACCAGCGACACCGCGCCGATGTGGAACGCCAACCCCGCAACCCCCATGTGGAGTACCTGACATGACTGCCCTCCCCTCCGCGACTACCGCCACCGCCGCCGCCGCGACAGAAGGCGACGTCAAGAACTTCCTGATTGCGCTGCACGACTTCTGCGAAGGGCTGCTCGGCGCGACCGGCGTCCCCGCAGATGCGCGGGCGGCGCTGGGTGTAGCGCCGCTGACGCTGGCGAACATCGTGGCGGCGCTGGGGTATACGCCGGCGAATCTCGCAAATTCCGCGAGCGACCATAACCACAGCGGTGTTTATATGGACTATACCCAAGGTCGGACCGCTTTTGCCTCCGCGGGTACGTGGATGGATGATGGGGTTCGATACATGCGGCTGGTGCGGATTAATGGGGGCTACATCGACGTTAGAACGTCGATGTGATTAGGAGCAGATATGAAATACGCAAATACCGAAATCATAAACAATGTTGAGCGGGTTATTACTGTTTTACCCCTATCAATGGTTCCGGGTTTTAATCCCGAATCCCCGCCGCAAGAAAACACCTATGCGGTCCCGGATGACGTTGAGGTCGGCTGGCAGCGGTTGTCGGATGGGACTTTTACCCCTTATATTGCGCCGCCGGTTGTACCATCAAGATGCACCAGACGCCAAGGTCGCTTGGCTCTGCTCAACGCCGGCAAACTCGACGCCGTTGAAACCGCGATCGATGCCATCGCCGATCCCACGGCAAAGCGTCAAGCTCAGATCGAGTACGAAGCAGATACCTGGGAGCGCTCAAACCCCTTCCTCCAGTCGATGTGGACTGCCCTCGGCGGCACATCGGAAGAGCTCGACGCGTTGTTCACCCTCGCGGTGACACTATGAGCACAACCCGCCGCCGCGCCCTCGCCCTCTGGCTGCTCTGCACGCTGGTCATCCCGCTGCTCTGGCTGATGCAGCTGCTGCAGGGGGTGTTCGGCAGCCCTGAACGTTCGATCAACATGGCCGTCTCGCTCGACACCTGCGGCAATGCCCTGCTCGGTGGCAATCCGCGTCAGACGATCTCGGAGCGTACCGGCCTCGCGCTCATCGAGGGAAAACGCTGGGCGCGCATCGTCGCGCCGGTCATCGATTATTTCTTCGGCCCGGACCACTGCCGCCAGGAGGCGCGCGTGTGGCTGGCCAAAAATCCAGGGAGAGCGTGATGCCTGAAAAAGACCCGATGAATTACGGCCTGATCACCTATTTCTGGGTGACATTGCTCGCAGCCTGGGGAGGTGCGGTCAATTGGTTGCGCAAGCGCAAGGCCGGCGAAGTGAGACCATTTAACTTCATGGAGCTGATCGGCGAACTGCTGACGAGCGCCTTCGCCGGCGTGCTCACATTCTGGCTGTGCGAGGCCTCCGGCCTGCCCTCGTTGATCACGGCGGCGATGGTCGGCATCAGTGGCCACATGGGCAGCCGCAGCATCTACCTCGTCGAGAAATGGCTGGAGGCCCGATTCTCGAAACTTGAACAGATGAAAGGAGACTGACATGACCCCCCGCGGCGAACGCAACAACAACCCCGGCAACATCCGCCACGGCGAACCGTGGCAAGGCCTCTGCGGCGTGCAGCAGGACGCGAACTTCTGCACCTTCATCCGCCCCTTCTACGGCCTGCGCGCCCTGTGCAAGACGCTGATCAACTACCAGCGCCGGCACAACAAGCGCAGCGTCGAAGAAATCCTTTTCCGCTGGGCTCCTCCGGTCGAGAACGACACCGAGTCCTACGTCCAGTCCGTCGCCGCCGAGCTCGATGTCGACCCGAAGGCGCCGATCGACGTCGTCAACCATATCGACATGCTCGTGCGTCTGGCCAAGGCCATCATCCGCCACGAAAACGGTCGCTGCATCTACTCCGATGCCGAGATCACCTCGGCTGCGGCGGATGCGCTGGAACTGAAAGCGTGAACGACTACGCGATCGCCGCCCTCGTCTGGCTGGCCAGCCTCGTCGCCGTCGGCGCCTGGCAGCGCCACGACGGCGCCA